GGAACCTTCGCCGATACAATCCTTAGGGGTGATTGTTACGGTGATGGGATTACAGTTGTACTTGAGCCAGAACTGCTCAAGCTGCTTGAAGATGGACGGGTCGTAGGGGGAGGTCAGCGTGATATTATCAGCTGTCCGGGGTCCCACAACGTGGTAGATGCGGTTTCCTGTTCCGTTGGCGTAGGTGCTGCTATCGGATGAGTCCTTAACACCGCTGAACTTTGTAAAAACAGCTGTGAGAGTAGGACCGCCGATGGCGGTGAAGCTCACTTCATACTGAGCTTTCGTGATTGGTCTTAGAATAGCCATGATGACACCTCCTTAGTATTCCTTCCTAATCAGGACAGGATGTCGGTGACCATGGCTCCCGAACCGATCAGACCGGTGGAACCAAGACCCACCAGATTAACAACACGCTCAACAGTGATTTCAGCACGAACCACGCGGCGCTCACGAATGTAGTATTCGGGGCGAACAGCAGGGGTGCCAGTCAGCTGGTAGGTGTAAGCGAATGCCGGAGTTGCGGCGTTAGCGCCACCAGCAGGCATCACAGAGTCGCTAGGACCATTCGGGCTGTAGAACAGGAGGATTCCGTTCTCGGGGAACACGGGCATCAGCTGACCGTCAGTGGCCAGATAACGACCTTCGGCAACACGCAGACCGCGCTCAAGACCGAAGTAACGAGCAAGCAGATCGGTGTCGATGCTGTCGGCGGTGGTGTACTTGATACGCTCAAGGATCGCCTGGTTGGTCAGCAGCTGGTCAAACACAGCAGTACCAACAACCATCGAGTTAGGACGGATACCGATCTGGTTAGCAACGGAGCGCTTCAGAGTCAGGACGTCTTCGATCGGGTTGGAGGTCAGCGAGGACCAAGCCGAGGGACCGGAAGCGGTGTCGTAAGCAGTGTTAAAAGTAGTCCAGCTGGTGAAACCGAGGCCAGTTTGAGCACCAGCGCCACCAATGTTGGGCTCGTAGGGATTGTAAGTACCGGTAACTGTTACGGCTTGAGAAACAGTATACTCGTACGCATTCATCAGGCGAGACATTGCGTTGCGAGTTTCAATCGCACGCAGGTCAACCTGAGCGGGGCCTTCACCGGCGTTCTCGATGACTTCCTCGGGAAGTTCCCAAGCCACCACTTCTTGCTCGAGAGCATAGGGCTCCGAGTCGTAACGGCTTTGAACGTAAGGAATGTTGGTGCCATAAGCACGACGGAAGTCGTTAATGGCAAACTGCTCTTTGCCGAAACGCAGAATGCGGCCAGCACGAGTAGGGGTGTCAACAACGGGGGCAATAAAGTTGGCGATATTTGTCGCCGGCAACATAAAACCTTGAGCCAGTGTAGTCAGGATAGGATCTACACCAGCATAGGTTTGCTGGAGGTTCATCATGGGAGGGAGTCTCCGAAATCTTTGTCTTCAAATGTGTGCACACAGGGCTGGGACTTACACCGAAGATGCCCAGCCAAGTATAAACCAGATTATAAATCAGGCGAAGGAAACCAGCACCAGCTTGCGGCCGCCGATGTTCACGTTCTCGCGAACGGTGGGAACGGTGGCTTCCATGGTGACAGGAGTTCCTGTTGCAGTGGCCTGACCCAGCAGGTTGATCTGCAGAGGCGAGTTGAGGCCGATAGCAGCAGAAGCAGGATCAACTTCGATCAGCAGCAGGCCGCTAGTGGCAACAGTCAGTTGGCGAGCGGTGTAGGGCTGAGCCAGAGCGGAAGGCATGTATGCCTGGTTCACACCGCAGATGGTTGTAGGAGCAGTGGTGAAAGCATCGCCAGCAGCGGCCACAAAGGGACCTGCCCAACCGGCGGGGCTAACGGCGCGGAGTTCACCGATTTCTACGGTACCGACGACACCACCTTGGGTATCAACGGCAGCTTCCCAGGTCTCGGCGTAGCGAATGTATTGCTTGCCGTATACAGGGGCGGAATTTGTGGCCATGTTTTTATCCTCAGATAATGGTCTTCAATGATTGAGTTTGTTTGCTCTAGGACTGGTTTTGTCACCTAGCTAGAATGACTGGTTTTACCCTTTATCGATACTCAATTTTGCAACGACACCGGTCGTAGCACCGACACCCTTTTCCAGGCATTGGCAATGAACCGATTGGCTGCCACCCTGACTCACCGTAGCTGCGGCAATCAGGGCACACACGTTTGTCGTGCCGGTCTACCCTTCTCATTTCCTTCTTCCCGATTGCTCTGGCGACCATGAACGCGCCAAGAGCAACGAACGCAAAAGTAGAAGAAGCGATGTATCGGGCGACGCGAGTAGCGAGAGATCCCCAGGTTTTTCCGTTGGCTCGACCCTGACTTGCTTCGAGTTCACCGTCCTCTTCGGGGCTGATGTCACCGAGTTCGTCAGTTTCGAGGTCGACAGCACCGGGAATCACTTCGTCGAACCCGTCCGCAAAGTCTTGCGTCTGGTCCCCGAGTCGGAGAGTCCCGTTGTCGATATAGGTCTTGGTCTCTGCCAAGAACTGTGTGAGCGGTGGAAGCAGGTCGCCGACTATTATCGGCCATGCACTTTCCAGGTGCTCGTTGACTTTTTGATCGTTTACTCCAATGATTACGGAAGCAAGTGCGGAGGTGAGAGTCTTGTCCAGGAGAGACCTTTCGTACTCCTCCCACCTCATTAACTTATCCCGTAACCCTTTGACCAGGCCAATGGACTCTTCCTGCATTCGTTTCTCGAGTGCAGGTTGCGAAGGATAACGCTTCGCCAGAGTTTTGGCCTGTTGCATATAGTCTTGGCGGCGCTTGGTCGCCATTCCGACGGCGTTCAGGAGATCCACCTTGGGTTCCTCGCTATACGATTGATGTGGTCCCGATGAATCCCATACTCTGCCGCCAGTTCAGAAGCGTTCCCATAGCCATTACCAGGGGATCTGGGGATGAATCTCTGGGCTATCTCCCTCCGTTGGTCTTGAGTGAGCTTTCCGTTGGGGTGAACATCCATTGAGCGAAAAGTGTTTGAAATCTTTTCTCTTACGCTGAAATCCATCTCTCGTCCTTTGCGGGATTCAGATAGTTTTTTGCGATGCTCACTGGTTTTTACCTTACCTTTGTTTGCTCTGCTGATTTTTTCCTTTTGTTCAGAAGTAAGAGAGTGATGCTCCGAACCTTCGCCCCCGTTAGTCCTGTTGTGTAAAAGTCCTCCCTCCCTTTTGAACCCGAGAACGAAAATCATATAACATTCGTGCTTACAGGATTCAATAAAGGTGAGGTTGGTCTTCAGAAACAGGATTCTTCCTCTGGGGGGAACGGATATGTTTCCGTGCTTTACAAAGGCTCGTCGCCCTTTACCCCTGCCGATGTAATATGGCGTTCCGTCAGGGCGGAGATAAGCATATGTGTAATGGTTTTTACTCATAAAGTTTATCATAGCTTATCCCCTCAAGAGTAAATCAGGAGAACATTGTCTTTTTCAATGCTTCCACGTAATCACTGGCGTCACCATCAGCCACCATCTTCAGAGCACGCTGGTGAGGATCCATATCCTCTTCGGCGTACTGGAAGGAACCGCCGGCAACTTCACCGAAGGACACCATCGGAGGCAGTTTGCTGAGCAGCTCAAGCAGACGAGTGGCGGAAGTTTCACCCTCGGAGAACTCCAGGGTGCCGAACTCCAGACCCTCACAGTAGGACTGCAGTTCAGACTGAGGCATGATGCCGTCTGTCAGGCGTCCTTCTTCGTAGAGGCCTTCCACGAAGTTAGCGATCTTGCTCTTGCGGTGCGAGATCTCCTTCTCCATGTACATCCGCTGAAGTTCAGCGTGCTCAGCCTTGAGTTTCTTGAGTTCGTCGTACATTTGCTGAGGGAAGCCCATAGCACGAGCCTGACCCATGGAACCCATACCGTAGTCTTGACCGCAGTGGTCAACACTCATTTCATTGAAGTCTTCCTCCTCGTCGTCGGACTCTTCGTAAGTCGAGCCGAAGCCAGTCTTGGTGTAGGGGTCCTTCTTATGCTCACCGTGCTCTTCAGCGAACACGCCACCGGACTTCTTGGTTTCCTCAGCGGGCTCATCCACGGTGTCCATTGCACCAGGAGTGAGTTGCTTCGCCTTGGATTTCTTACCAACCGCACCTTCAGCAAAGGCGCCATCAGGGCCGACAGTTTGATCGGCTTCGTCAACCTTGTCCATCGCACCCGGAGTCAGTTGCTTACCGGTTGCTTTCTTCTCACCGCGCTCGGCGAATGCACCGTCGGGGCCGACCACTTCGGCGGGGTCGTCAATGGTGTCCATGCCGCCAGGTGTCAGTTGCTTGGCCTTGGAAGGCTTGCCAGCACCCTCACCGTGGGCAGTCACACCCAGTTCGGAGGTCTCTTCGTCAGCTTCGGGCTCACCGAAGTTGGGGATAGCGCCACCTTTTGCACCTTTGCGTGCCTGGCTGGAGGTCTGACGAAGAACACGCATGTTCTTGTCGCTCATGACGTTCTGGGTTTGAACAGCAAACACTTCGTCATCGGGCATTTCCTCAGACTCGGTCGGGAACTTGGTGTCACCGTTGTCACGACCGTAGGCGTCAGTACCGTCCGAAGTCTTCGGCTTGTTTACGCCGTAGTCATCAGCACCGTCGTCGTACTGGTCCATGTTGGTGGCCTGGTCGTGGCCATCCTCTTGGCCTGCCCAGCGAGTCTCGTTGTCATCTTCCGAGTCAGGGGTTTTAGCGGTCTTCATGCGACCGGTACCCTCAAACTTGGCGTTTGTCTTGGCGGTATGCATGCGGTCAGCGTCCTGAGCGCCAGACTTGGAAGTCTTCATGCGCTCGGTGTCACCGGCAGCATCTTGCTTTCCGACTTTCATACGGTCAACGTAACCGTTCTCGCTAGAGCGGGCGGTCTCATAACGACCGTTTTCGTCGTACTCGTACTCACCGTGGTCAGCACTGTCCTCGTCCTCGTCCTTCTCGACCTTTTGCTTGCCTTTGAACACGGTTTTGCCGATATTCTTTTTGAAAGCTTCAGGGAGTTCTCCGTGCTGAGCTTCTTTAATCAGCTCGTCTTCTTCTTTTCCAAAGCGTTTTACTTCCGTGGATTCTTCGTCTTTGCCTTCTTTTGCCATTCGCTTGGCTTCAAAGGCACGGTCGGCAGCAGCCTTTCGCTCTGCTTTAGGTTCTTTGTGCGCTTCGTCGTAGACGTTTTCCACGACCTGCATCACTTGGCCGTGAGCACCGCTTACGCGCTTACGGCTGATTTTTCCGTCTTCCATAAATGATTCCTCTGGAAATTGATCTTCGAGGTCAGCCGTCTGCTGAGCGATTTCAGTTCCTTCGCGACCTGTGTGTTTTGTGGTTTCTTTAAACTGGGGGGCATCTGGGTTTGCCATTTGTGATGCGTCAGGTTGTTCAATGGCGGAAGAAGTATCTGCCGAGCCGGACTTCTCAGTTGTTTGAGAGTCTTGGCTGTCTTGAAGGTCCTTGACAGC